TCGGTCATACCTGTCAAGATCACCAACCTCAAAGAGTATGTCCATGCCAAAGAGGACTTCTTGGGTTGGCTGTACTCTGTGAGTCCCGAGCGTGCACGTACGGCAGCTAGAGCCGAAGGGCTAGCGCGCTTGGGATACTTGCTCAGGCTCATTGGAGAAGGCAAGCGTCAAGCTGTCTCCAAGTGGATTGAGGACTTCTTAGGCGCAACCGACGATAAGCTCTTAGTCTTTGGTCGGCATGTTAGCGTAGTCACTGGCCTCCACAATGATTTTCCCAAAGAATCTGTGGTCATCTATGGCGCTGTCTCTAAGAGTGAGCGTAACAAGCGCGAGCATGAGTTCCAGAACAACCCCAAGATAAGAGTCCTCATAGGCAACATACAAGCTGCTGGCGTAGGTCTAAACCTCACAGCCGCAAGCTATGTAGGCTTCGCTGAGTATCCCTGGACTCCGGCCGAGCTTAACCAAGCGATAGACAGAACGCACCGAATAGGCCAGACCAAGCAAGTTAGCGTTTACTATCTTACTGCCATCAACACCATAGAAGAAAGGATGGTGAAGCTGCTACAAAAGAAGCAAGGGATCTTGAGTTCCATTCTCGACGGGAGAAGGGATCGTTCCGATGTTAGTGTGTATGACCAACTCATAAAGGAGATGCGAAAGTGATTAACCACAAGAAGTCTTTCCCAGTGAAAGGCAAGAAGAAAGGAGAAGGCATCCTGTTCATCAGGAACCTCCCAGAAGAGGACCACCGCCTGTTCAAGGCGTGGTGTGTGCGACGCGGCTGGACGATGACGGCAGCGATCCGTCACTTCATCCGCGAGTGTGTTCGTGGTTCCGAGCAAACCCACAACCCAGGAAAGGGAAAGCGAAATGACGTGTAAGGAATTCCGGAAGGTAGTCGATGGCAGCTTCCTCGAGACCACAAGAGCCGAGCGCTGCGCCATCGTCGAGCACCGAAAGGTGTGCAGGACTTGCGATGAATATCTCACTAATATTAGTCTGGAAAGCATCAAGGGATTGAAGGAGAGGCTTCCTTCGCCCCTCTATGAGTTGGCGGTGCTAGCCCTATGGGGCGCTGCCAGTACGATCCGCAAGCAAGACGTGGAGGACCCCGAGACATGACCTTTGCAGAGATTCTCGACCATTATGGTGTGCACTACGAAACCGAGGGCAAGCACACCCGGCGAGGCTGGGTACAACTCGATTGCCCTTGGGGCAGCGGCGAGCTTTACTTGGGTTACAACATCGCCGGCAATTATTGCAATTGCTGGCGCTGTGGTAGCCACAGCACGCTGGACGTGCTAGTATCAGTGACCCGAGCGAACTACCCCGCAGTGATCGGGCTTTACAAGCAATTAGACAGAGCAGACTATGAGAAGCCTCACACCGTAGTCTGCGGCAAGCTGCTAGTGCCTCAAGCTTCATTCCTGGAGAAAGCGCATGTCAAGTATCTCCATGAAGTGCGCGGCTTTCGGCATAGCGAGATTAACGAATTGGTTAAGTTATGGAAGATCAGAGGCATTGGTCCCTTCGCTCCGAAGCTGACTTGGCGCATTTTAATCCCCATAGAGTATAGGAGCGAAGTGGTCAGCTGGACCACGCGCAGCATCGGCGAGTTTACGAGCGTGCGCTATGTGTCGGCGTCTCCTTCCGAAGAGAGGATGCACCACAAGCACTTGCTCTATGGTGAGGACTATGCCAGAGCGTCTATCATCGTCTGCGAAGGCCCTATAGACGTGTGGAAGATCGGGCCCGGCGCTGTTGCTACGCTTGGCGTAGGCTATACGGGGGAGCAGCTTTTGCGCATGAGCCGCTACCCTCACCGTGCGATCTGGTTCGACAATGAGCCTGACGCTCGCCAGCGCGCTCGACGGCTTAGAGATGATTTAACTGCATTCCCTGGGACAACCTATGTCATCATGAGCGATGCGAAGGATGCGGGATCCGCCAAACGCTCAGAGATAGCAGAGGTCAGAAGGAGATTCTTGTTATGACAGAAACGGCGTGGCGATGGCATATTATGGACCTAGAGATTGGCAGTGAAGAGACTTTTCGCTGCCAAGGGTGGGAGTTGCGAGTGAAGCGAGTTCGCCAGGAGCTACATACGCTTTGGTTGAGCCGGCCTAATATCCTCCGAACACGGTATTTCACGCATCGCGCAAACCTCCTGAATTTCGGTAGAAAAATGTTTTTCAAAGAATTTGTAGCGTTGAACCAAAGTTCGCGCAATAATAAAGTGAGAGACAAAGCACGGCAATATTGGGAGATACCAACATGAATGCAGGCAAGCTGCTCAGCAGACGGACGAGCTGGCGAGCCTGCGCCTCCCAATTTGGGGTAGGATGTATAGGAGAGCCGAACGGGATTCGGTTGCCGCAGGCGGCAGACAACTCTCTGAAGGAGGTCCGAAGATCGTCCCTGCTGACTCATGTTCCCGGCATGTGCATTTCGACTGCACTGCGTGGCGGTGACCTCACCGCTGACAATGGGGCTGGGGGATACGAAGTATCCCCGAGCACTGGGCATTCTGAGCTGGGTCGCCAAGCCCATTGTACCGGCCGCACTCCGGGCAAGCACCACAACGTCCGTGATGGGGTGAACCAGATACCAACGCAACTGGAGGGTCATACAAGCGGCTCCTCCGAGCGTGCGCTAGCTCCGCTATCTGGGTGCCGCAAGCACTTATGCGGGGGGCCTGGACTTCTCGTCACAAGGGCAGGGACTATCACTCTAAAGGTTGCCATTCGACACATCAACACTGCCTTGTCACCACGATGTACTACTACCCTATGGATGGTCCTGGGTAGCAAGTACATCTACCGTGCTCGATGAGTATTGCTAGCGCAATACCCATCTCACAGTAAGTGGTGGTTAAGGAGAAGCCGGAGGCTGCAGGAAGTTCCTAGATGATCCTTTTGTCTCATTTTCGGGAGGAAACCATGGGCAAGGCAGAACAAACTCTCCAGGCATGGAGGCATCTTATATGACCCCGTTTATGCCGTGGCAGGAACTGCGTCAGGACAAGTCCAAGCGTAAGCTTGATCCGCAGGTCAAGGATGTGCTCGATAGCGTCTTGCAGCTTGACTGGCCCGCGGGCAGCGACCAGCAAGTGTTGCCTGTGCTCACTAAGAGCTTGCGAGCGTACAAGAGCTTTCGGGAGCAATTCGCAGCGATGGACAAGCGCTTGCGCGAGCGAGCGCTGGCACTCCGGGCAGAAGCGAAGCAAGCAGATTTGCCAGAACGCAAGACCAAAGAGTTGCACTTGCTCTATCGGCACATACGCCTGATCGAGCACCTCCGCAACTACTTTGCACCAAGCCATATGTTTATGAAAATCTGGATGACGCACGTACAGAGAGAAGCCAAGTACAGGGGAAATAACTTACGCAAGCTTGCCTTCTCTACAAAGTCGCCACTTTTCACAAAGCTAGGGCGACAATGGACTTACGAGTATTGCCATCAGTCTTATTGGTTTGACCAACTTCTCGAAGAACTTTAGGAGGGGCTATGACCTGTAATGAGTTTCAGATTACCTTTGGGCAGGTTCATCCCCTGCAAGCAACATCCCCAATGATCCTTGCGATGGCCATTCACATGAAGGAATGCCCATCGTGCAAGAAATGGATGCGTCAGGGAGAGGATCCAGACGAAAAACAGCATCCACTTATGACGTTTGCCTTGCAGAGAAAGGCCCGCATGGCATTGAACGATTGCCAGACTGATCCCGAATTGCGCCAGCAGATGGAGGCATACGATGCGCTCAAGCGTAAGGAACGAAAGTAAGACGGAGAGGCGAGTCCTCACCGGCATGATTACGGATAAAGATGTCCTTGCGCGCATCGCTCCGAAGTGGGACAAGGACCTCTTTCGGTCGAAGTTCTCGAACATCGTCGGTGGCTGGTGCGTATCTTACTTCAACAAATATGGCAAAGCGCCCGAGAGACACATAGAAGGGTTGTTTGAGACTTGGGCGACAGCGAGCAAGGACAAAGCCACAGTCGAGACCATAGATGAGTTTTTAAGTGGTTTGTCCGATGAGTATGCGAGTCTCCGCAAAGCCAAGAACAGCGAGTATATCCTAGACCTAGCTTCTACACACTTCAACGAAGTGAAGGCGTCTAGGCACGCCGAGCAAGTGCAGGGCTTTGTAGACAGTGGCAACCTTGACCAAGCGAAGAAAGCCATCAATACCTATAGCGATATCCAAATCGCATCGGGAGATGGCATAGACGTTCTCACGGACCATGCCGCTATCCAAAAGGCGTTTGAGGACAAGAAGGAGCCGCTAATCTCCTATCCCGGTGCTCTTGGCAGCTTCTTCGGTGATGTATTAGAACGCGATGGACTGGTTGCCTTCATGGGTCCTGAGAAGCGAGGTAAGACGTGGATGCTCATAGACGTAGCTTGGGTGGGAATGCTGCAACGTCGTAAGGTTGCCTTCTTTGAGGTTGGTGATATGAGCCAGAGTCAAATCCTGCGGCGCTTTATGACCAGAGCGAGCAAGCGACCACTTACCGCGAGAAGTGTACTCTATCCACGCTCGTTGACGCACGACCTAGACGAGCCATTCGCTGAGGTGGTCCAAGAAGAGAGGGAGTTCACTAAGCCGTTGCACTGGAAGACGGCCTGGAAAGCTTGCCAGAAGATCCTGAAGGTGGACCTACGGAGCAAGCATTCTTACCTCAAGCTGTTTTGCTATCCTAACTCTTCTATTAACATCTTAGGTATTAGAGATGTGCTGCACCAATTAGAAAGGCTAGACTGGACTCCTGATATAGTGGTGCTCGACTACCCGGACATACTCGCACCTTATCCGGGCTACATGGAGAGCAGAGACCAGATCAATGCGACGTGGAAAGCCATGCGGGCTATAAGTCAATCCTACCACTGCCTCTTCGTCACGGCGACGCAGAGCGACGCAGCATCCTATGAAGTGATGACACTACACCGAAAGCACTTCGCCGATGATAAGAGAAAGTACGCGCAAGTTACCGATATGATTGGCTTGTCGCAGACCGAAGATGAGAAGAAGCGGGGTATCTTACGTCTCAATCATCTGGCTTTGCGCGAAGGAGCCTATAGCGAGAGCCATTGCGTGCACGTCGCGGGTTGCTTGGCGATAGCGAATCCCTGCATACTTAGCACGTTCTAGGCAGGAATGACAAGGAGTTTAATCCAGGCATACTTGACATGCCGCATGCCGCAATACTAAGATAGTAGAACAAAGCGAGTCACACAACCTTGAAAGGAGGTTCGTTCGTGAAGATCAGGCAAGTCGCTCTAGTGTCGTTGTTCCAAGAGTTAGGTTTCGCCAACGCCGAGAGTTGGGAAGTCTCGAAGCTCCAGAGCCGAGCCCAGAAAATCCAATCTCTGCTCGATGACGAAACGGGTCCCAAGACTGCCAAAGGCCGCAAGCTCTGTGAGGAGCTGGTCAAGGCCGTCGAAGCTGAGGAGGAAATCGAAGTTATGACAAGTGCTGCGTCTACCAAAACCGCCCCCGCGAAGGGGAGTAAGAAAGGCTCGAAAAAGGCCCCGAAGGCCGCCGCGAAGCCTAGCAGCAACGGGCCGCGCAAGGTCGGTGTCATTGACACCATCATTGAATGCCTCAAGAAGGGCAGTGCCAAGAGCCCTGTCACGAAAGAGGACATCCTCAAGGCTCTCGTCAAGAAGTTCCCCGACCGCCGGCCGGAGGCAATGAAGAACACGGTCTCCGCCCAGGTGCCCACGCATCTCCGTATCGAGAAGAACATTACGGTCAAGAGCAACGACAACGGCTACTGGCTGTAATCGCCCTTTCCACGCTGCCACAGCGCTGAGAGGAGCACGCTCTTATGTCCCCTTGTTAGGCTGCCAGTTCAGGACATAGGAAAACGGCTCCTCTCTCCTTTTTGGAGACGCCATGATTATCACTCGCCGTTTTGAGTTTGACGCTGGGCACAGAGTCTTGGGTCATACTGGCAAGTGCCGGCATCTGCATGGCCATCGCTATGCCGCTGAAGTTACCGTCCAAGCAAATGAGGTCAACGAGCTAGGCATGGTGATGGACTTCTCGGATATCAAGGTCCTAGTGGGCAATTGGATCGACAGCAATTGGGATCATAATATGATCCTCAACAGCGATGATCCGGTGCTACTCTACCTCTGCAAGGACGAAGCGAACGAGCGCAAGCCCTACATCCTCACCAAAACCAATCCAACCGCAGAGAACATGGCAGAGCACTTGTGGGAAGCTGTCCACATGCTGCTCAAGGGCTATAACAAAAAGAATCCGGGCCATTATGTGGGGGTGGTGAGAGTACGTCTCTATGAGACGCCGAATAGCTGGGCAGACGCGGACCATCGGCACTAAGCGCTCGCAGTGCCCAATACTAATAAGAGAGGAGCTATTGCATGGTGAAAAAGCGTATTGCTCTGAACGTGCAACCCGTGGAA